ACTATTACTTACAGGTTCGGCCTGAAGCATGGCGGCGCGATAGGCGTTCCAGCCGACAGCTTTTCCGTGTTCAAACGCGCTGTCAAAGTCATCATCAATTTCCATCGCAGCGGGCACAGATACCGGCGCTGGCGGGGCGGTGTAAAGCGGCGTTACTTCTCGCAGCTGGGCGGCATAAGCATTGCCACTATCGAAGCTGACGTTGTTTTTTGCGCCGCCGCCTGACAGTAGCCACGCCACAGGCTCCGCTTCGAGCGATGCCAGCGCTAGCTTCATCGCAGCGAGCGCCATCGCCGCGTCTTCGTTCACTGCGCCTGGCGTAGCATCTCGCTCTTCTTCAAGCTCCGCGATAGTCTTCAGTAGCCATTCTTTGGTAATGGTGCTCATGGGTTAGTCCTCAGTATCCTACGCAGGGCTGCAAGAATCTGCCCGCGGATTGTTATGTTCATGTCACACCATCCCGTTCGACTTGTTGCGGTTGTACTTGGCCAGCAGCAGCTGGATCGGCGTCGGCCCTTGCTCGGCAGCTGGTGCGGCAATAGCCCGGCGTACCGGCGGCACTGGCTTACCCTCGGTGACGCGCCTTTCCCACATGTCCAGCAGATCGCCTGCCTCGCGTGCCAGTTCACCATGCGTTAACTGGCGCTCGGTGCTGCGGTGGCGCAATTCTACGCAAATGTGGTACATGACCGGCTGCGACCATGGAAATTGCTCGCTGGAGATGAATTCGAACGAACGATTACGCCATTCCCAGTACTCGGCGATCACCTGGTCAACGTTGACGCCCAGCGCGCCGCCGCTCTGCTTGCACCAGGCGACGAACTGGCCCGGCGACGGCAGGAATGGGCGCTCCTGGCGGCGGGCAATGCGCATGCCGGCATCGACCTGAGCCATGGTGTGGATCCCGTTCTCCTGAAACGCCAGCAGCCACTGACGGCGGAATTCGTTCAGGTCTTCCTGGGTGCGGAAGTTCGCCATGCTGGCCGGGAACGCGGCGCGCAGCTCGTTGAACAGCTTGTTGAATACCTGCGCCACCTGCTCGACCGGCGCGCACTCCTGGTACTGCTCTGGCAGGTTATGGGCCATGCGGCTCATCTGCTCGCGGTCGTGGTTACGCATCTGCTCTGCAAGAGATTTCATCGGATCACCCCATAGGCCCAGTCAGTGTTGTTGAAGTCCAGATCTGGCTTGACAGCGCGCTGCTCACCTCCGGCGTTACGCTGCATTGTCAGCTTGTCCCACTGCTTACGCAGGCTTTCGGGACTCAGGATGTTGGTCTGCCAGAAGTGGTGTTTGCTAGCCCAGTCATACAGCGCGCAGATGTCCTGGTGCGACCGGTTGTCTATCTGGCGCATCAGGCGAACAGTGTTAGACCAGGAGGTCATGTCCGGGGCTTTGCAGGTTGGGTTAATCAGCTTCACCCTGGAGGAAATCCACTTAGCTGTCTCGAGGTCTTCAGCAGAGCCCCACTTCGCACCGGATGGTGTGTAGACCGCAGCTTCAGGATGAGTTGATAAAAATTTCTTCAGACGTGCGTCAGAGGATTCGTCAGAATTCTCGGACGAAGATCTTTTAATACTGTTCTTGTTCTTGTATTGGGTGTCTACCGTTTTCGGGAAGGTTATTCCTGATTTCGGGAAGGATTTTCCCGTTTTCGGGAATTTTCTTCCCGTTTCCGGTTTGTCTAAAATCCATGCTGAAAGGTCAGTGTTTACACCGACGATTTTCATCATGCCCTGCTTCTGTGAAAAGATGATTTTGCGTTCTGCGAGAGACTTAAGCGCGTCCGATACATGCGTATCGCTCAGGCCCGTAAGCTCGGCAATAACCGTATTTGTCACGCGGTCCTGTTTCTTGTTCCAGCCGTAGGTAAGCCAGATCACCGCCTCAAAACATTGCCATTCCCGGCCTGACAGTCTCAGGCGAGGCTTAAGCTGTTGGATCTCGTTAGCGACCTTGGTATACCCGTTCGACAGGTCGGCCATACGACCTCCCGGTTGTTCGGTTTTATTTGGGAAATTGATTATTTCAGCGGTGTTTGACATACTTACTCCCGTTACTTGCCGTAACACAGTGTGATAAGGGCCTTTGAAGTTACCGCTTCAAGGGCTTTTTCTTTTCTTGTGCCTCTCATATAACCCCCAGCATCGATGTAACCATCGTCATCAGCGGTCCTACCTGCTCCGGCATGAGGCGAAACAATGACGCTATGCCCTCGCTTACCTCCTTCATTTTCTGGTGCTCAGGCGCGTTCAGGAGAACGGCTTGCTTTGCTTCTGAACATTCCTTCATGGCAGATGCGATCAGCGACATGGTGTCGTTCTGCGGCGCCAGGCGTGTACGAAACTCAACAGGAAGAACAGCCATGATTGCCGGGGTCAGTTCTCTAACGTTCTCGCGGTACTGATCGGAGTCGAAGCGGTTATCCAGAAAGCGAAAAAGTTTCTGGCGCGCCCTGCTGATGTCTTCTGGGAAGCTGATGGCGGTACCGCCCTGCTCCCGGTATTCGTTGATGATCAGCGCTGACACTACGTCCTGATTGTCCAGGGACGACGACCATGCACGGACCGCATCGCGGATTTTGTCGTGACCTGGCTCCGCCTTAGGTTGAGCGCGGTTTATCATCGCTCCCGGGTGTATTCCGGTATTGTGTTGATACGCAAGTGAATGCATTGCTTTCCATTTCGTGGTTAGAGCCGCCGGTTAGGCGGCAAAGATACCTGGATATAGAACTTCGCGAGGAAGTCCGGTTACTTCTTCGTATTTACGCATTTTTGTTACTGGAAGGCTGCCACCTCGCTTTTTAAGCATATTGATGGCCTGAGGCGTTACGCCGACCTTTTCAGCAAGCACCTTTTGAGAGCCGCCCACTGCATTAATGGCTTTCTCAAGCGGGGTGCTGGCGTTGGATTTTTTGTTGATCATGTTTTGCTCCGCTCATGTGTAATCAACACCATGTTAATTCATGGCGTGGATTAAATCAACATTATGGTGATGGAAAAAATCCACATGTTGTTTACCATGCATGGAGCGGAGGGTTTTATGAGCAGCATTTCTGAAAGAATTAAATTTTTACTGGCAAGGGAAGGCTTGAAGCAGCGGGATTTGGCTGAGGCTTTGTCGACTAGCCCACAGACCGTCAACAACTGGATAAAAAGAGACGCGTTAAGTCGTGAGGCGGCGCAACAAATATCTGAAAAATTCGGTTATTCTCTTGACTGGTTATTAAATGGAGAGGGTTCTCCAAAGAAGGATCTGGAGAGCAACATCCCGCCAGAGTCTGAGTGGGGAACTGTCGACGCTTGGGACAAAAATACCCCCCTACCTGACGATGAGGTGGAAGTACCGTTTCTGAAGGATATCGAGTTTGCGTGTGGTGATGGACGAGTACACGATGAGGATCACAACGGTTTTAAATTGCGCTTTTCAAAAGCAACGCTCCGTCGAGTTGGAGCCAATAGTGATGGTTCTGGTGTCCTGTGTTTTCCTGCATCAGGAGACAGTATGGAGCCAGTCATTCCTGATGGTGCAACTGTAGCTGTTGATACTGGTAATAAGCGAGTTATTGACGGCGAACTCTACGCCATCAACCAGGGAGATCTGAAGCGCATCAAGCAACTTTATCGCAAACCAGGCGGAAAAATTCTAATCAGAAGCATTAATCGTGATTATGACGACGAAGAGGCCGATGAGGCAGATGTCGAGATAATCGGTTTTGTGTTCTGGTACTCGGTATTGCGATATCGCCGATAATTTTAGTGGCCTGAAGAGACGTTTGGGTGATGAGAGAATATCTGATAGTAGGCGTGGTTACTTTGCTCTCGGTTGTTGCGATCGTGCTTATGGTGGCCTGATGAGACGTTTTGGTGAAAGCATATAAGGACTGTTGATGGAAAACACTGGCTTACACGATGTTAATTTTTCACTTAGATATGACGGTTTGGATGCTGAAAAGCATGAGATTGAACTTTCTTCGCTCGGTGAATCGCTAAAGGGATTTTCGAAGATATTAGCTACAGCTGGAACCTTCGCATTAACCCAAAAGTACTCGCGAAGCACCTCAACTCAAGAGGTTAAAATTTACGCTACCGAAGCTAGGGCCAATTGTTTTTCTCTTGATACTATCATGAATTTTATCAGTCAGTCTCAATTGTTCTCAGGGTCTGCGGGGGCTATACTTGGCGCATTAGTGCCTTATATCTTCGCTAAAAACTCGCAGAAGAAAGAGGAAATGAAATACCTAAAAGAAGCACTTGAGAAGGCAATTGAGGCCCTCGGAAATAAAGATAAAGATACCATCTCAGGTCTAATCTCAGTGATTGACAAGATGGCTAGTGAGTTACGCCCATCAGTTAGACAGGCAGTTTCCCCCATCGGTACCACCTGTAATAAGATAAGCGTCACACCGGGGAATGGTTTCAAGCCTGCTGTAATTGATGAGCAAGATAAAGCAGTAATAGACCAGTTGGACGACGACGAAGTTCTTGGCTTAAGGGAGTATCGAATCTTCCTTACTGAATTCGACGCTCACCGAATGACCGCTAAAGTCATTATAGAAGGTGATGATTCAGATAAGCGCATCTCAGCACAAATAAGCGATCCATCTGCTTCAAAGGCAGACAACCCGTATCTCATTTCACTTAGTCGTTTTCTGTCAACGGGTCTAAGTCATGAGTCAGCGGTAAAAGTAACTGCCAAAGCAGCAGTTAGAAAAGGGGCTATTAGTAAACTTTTCATAGTTGATATTGAGCTTTAACAACCGGCCACCGCGCCGGGTTTTTTGTGCCTACTTCACAGCTTTACTACCCTTCCTGACTATCTCAGCTGCATCCCTGTTCACACCCTTACCTATCACGTTTCCCGTTTCCTTCCGGTACCGTTCCAGCTTGTCGATGATGTTTTGCTGGGTCATAGGTAAATCTGCCAGTGACAACTCCATGACCGCCCGCCCCATGGCGTGAACCATCATGTTCACTCTTTCTTCATCCAAGTCCATTACCCACTCCTTTTTGATGTTTTTTTCAGCATATCACTTATGCCACCAAAAAATAAATCAACATAAAAATCAACAGTAAACGATTAAATCAACAAAATAAATCCACAAGGTGTTGACCTACAAATCCACATGATGTTTAATTACTCCATCGAAACGAAACATCGACAGCTGAGCGAAGTTAGCCAGCGGCGGACAGCAAGTCGCCTGCTTTTTAACAACATGCAGATTTACAGCGTCAATGACCTGTTAAGACCCCTACACGTAAACGTGCTGTATCACCGGGTGCGATCCGGTCGGTGAGAGAGTATCCCCGCGCGAGAGCGAGAACGGCGTGAGAACGGGCAACACTGGCAGGGAGTTGGCGCTGACCAATACAGGGAATGTTATGGGATGTGGTGAAGGGTTCATGGACGGGAATATGTCGCACGTAAAGCGGCGAGGCCCGAGGAGCTATTGCCGAAGATAAGTAGGCCGAATCGGGTCGAAATGGGTCTCCCACCTACCACATCGCCAAAGCATTTCTCCCGCATCAGCGGGTAACGACAGAGGGTAAGGGGATGATCGACGACATCAAGCGCATCGACTCAATGATAAATGCGCTTCGCAATATGAAACAGGACATCAAGCGTCAGCAGAAACTAAGTGAAATAAACAGTTTAGACCTGTCGCCGAAGCAAGCTCAAAAGCGCAATGCCGATGCTGACTGGATTGCGATGGAACAGATTAAGCGTCGGCATGAGCTGCACGCTCTGTCTGTTGAGCTTGGGTTCGCTGAGCGCCGGGAAAGTTATGCTCCATTTGAATTAACTGACGGGTGGCACCGATTCGACCACAAGCCGCGCGAACCTCAATAGCCGCCTAACCAGCGGCTTTTTCATACCTGGAGTCATTTACGAGTGGCTCAAGTTATGACAACCGGCGGCCATCCACCGACCATTGAAACACTGAATAAATGCGTTGAAGTCTTGTATTAACCGTTCCGTTCGCCGCGATAAGGCCAAGAGGATTTATGAGTGATTTGGAGTTGGGCTTAAAGATATACGCATTATGGTTTGTCGGGACGTTTCTGCTCGACATAGCAATCAACTCGCTGACGAAAAAAGAACATCGCCAGCCACTTTCAAAACTAGCCATTGACCATGTACGCATGTCTTCCGCAATAACCATTGTGGGCCTGATTGTGTGCGGTATGGGCTGGTTCTTATTCAAGGTGGTGTGAGATGACAGTCACCCACAACGGCAAGCAGTACACCGCCAAAAAGCTCAACGATAACGAGTGGCAGCTGACGTCGGTATCTAACCCGCGTGAAAAGCTGACGATGAACCGCTGGCATATGAAGCTGGCTGGCCTCCTGGAACAGGTTGAGGTGAAGGCATGATCAACCACTACGGCACCACCCCGCTCATTCGCCAGTGCGTCACGCCCGGCATGATGGCATTGCATGAAGGCCGCACATATCGCGTCTCAGCAGTCATTCAGGAGCGCAAATGGGTCTACCTGCACACCGACGCAGAAATCATCCGCCTCAGTGACTGCGTGATTGACGTCCTTCTGGACGGTCACGGCAACCCTCTCACCCATTAAGGACTTTGTCATGGAAACTAAATTTCTTTCTGACGGCCGTAAGGTCGTTGTCGTTGGTGCGTTGAATAATCAGGAAACGATCGTCCAGGAAGTGTTTGTCACGCAGCAGGGTGATGAAATCCCTGGTGGCGAGCGTTTTGTGGTGAAGAGTCTACATGACCAGCCAGTTGAATCATGGTTGTCTCGTGAAAAAGCAAAACAAGAAAAAGCCCTTGCTGATGCGAAGTTGAAAATTGAAAAGATCAACTCGGAAATTAGCAACCTACAGAATACATTAAGTTTCTGGAGAGAAATGGTTAAGCAGGTAAAAGCGTTCTCAGATCATATCAATGATGCTGACCTGGACCATTTCGCAGATGTAATGACCGGGCAGGTTAAATTTGCCATTCGTCGTGATTACGGTGTGCCGTCCATTGAAAGATATGAAGATTTTATGTCTTCAATTGACAACTACTATGGGCGTAAGAAATTTGAAGGTATCAAGTGCTTATCTCTTTTGGGCAGCACTAATGGAGATATAGCTTTACGAGTAAATTGCTATTCAGATGGCAGTGGTGGAAGCGATACGGTTGAGTTCTACAAGACTATTGAAGAAGCCAGGCAGTGTGTTAAGCGCATTGCCCTGGAAAAACTCAATGGTAACGGCCTGAGCATTGATGATGTCAAAAAGTGCCGCAATATGGGCATTGTTTTCAGCAGGGATGAGTTACAAAAAATCAAAGAACGCCTATTCTCTGCATCGGAAAAGAATCTCGCCCACTACCAAGAGAACTTCGATAAGCAAGTTGCTCAGATAAATGACGGCAAGCTGGCTATAGAGAAAATGCTTAACGAAGCAATCAACTAGCCATATACGCATTTTCAGATCCATAGGCAAATAACCCTTAACCAATTCAACTGCTGCCTGTCACCAGAGGGCGAGATCTGCACATCAAAATTTCAGGAGAAACCATGAGCGAAGTAACGGACTTAACTGTCATCGAAATCAAGCCGGAACAGGCCCCAGTGCTTTACGTAGCGGGCGGCCTTGATGCTTATCTCGAGCAAATCCGCCAGGCAGTAAACGAAGTGCCGGACCTGTCCACGAAGAAAGGACGTGACCGTGTCGCCTCTCTGGCAGCGCAGGTATCACGCAGTAAGACGGCAATTGAAAAGCCGGGCCGAGAGTACCTGAAGCGCCTGAAAGAGGCTGTGCGACCTGCTGAGGCCGAAATTAAGCGTTTCGTTGATGCATGTGACGAGCTTCGCGACGCAACCCGCCGCCCACTCACCGAATGGGAAGCCGAGCAGGAACGCATTAAGGCTGAAGAAGCCATGAACGCGCTGCACGCCGAAGCGCTGGAAATGAACATCAAGTTCGATCAGGAGTTGGCGGCCAAGTTCGAAGCAGACCACGAAATGGCTCTGCTGATGAACAAGGATTTCGACCGTGACCGCGAAGAGCAGCGCCGCCTGGCGGAACAGGCTCGGCGTGAGCACGAAGAGCGCATTAAGCGCGAAGCAGCAGAACAAGCCCGCCGAGATGCCGAAGCGAAGCACAAAGCGGAGATTGAAGCCGCAGCGCGCCGTGAAGCTGAAGAGAAAGCACGTGCAGAGCTGGCTGAACGCCAGCGCATTGAAGCGGAACAGCGTGCGGAACGCGAGAAGAAGGAAACCGAAGAGCGTGCGCGCCGCGAAAAAGAAGAAGCCGTTGCCGCCGAGCGCCGCCGCCAGGAAGAGGCAGAAGCCGCCCGTTTGGTCGAAGAGCAGCGCAAAGCTGAAGAAGAAGCGCGCCGAGCCGCAGACAAAGAGCACCGCCGCACCGTCAATCGTCGTGTCTACGCAGATCTGATTGCTCAGGGCATCCCAGAAGAATACGCACAGAAAGCAGTGCTGGCGATCGCTGGCGGCAAAGTGCAGGACGCGCACATCAAATATTGAGGCAAACATGAACGCATACCTCACTTACGACCGCATCGAAGAACGGCGCTGGGTTGAGCAGCAACTCACCGACGAGAAAGAGAAGTGGATCGACGACCGGGCGAAAGAACTGATCGCCATGTTCCCGAAATATGCTCTGCAAATGAGTAGCCTGTTTCTCCCAAAAGAAGCGCAAATGGCACTAGTCGGTGAAAAGGCAGAGGAAGCCTATAACGACTATGTCACACGCATCTGTTACGACCGCGCCGAAGAAGAGTGGGATCGCCTTCATCCAATCTGCCCATTTTAAGGAGGGACTATGAGCTTAACCCTTGTTGATTTCGTCAAACAACAGGAGCCGCTTTTCATTAAGGCGGCCACTGACGAGCGGATGGTGTGGGCGAAGGAAAGTCAGTTCGCCATCCAGCTATTTCAGAACAACGACTACCTCGCGAAAGTTGCATTCCAGAACCAGACCAGCACACAGAACGCGATCATCAACGTTGCGGCTATCGGTATTTCGCTAAACCCAGCTCAGAAGCTGGCTTACCTGGTTCCGCGTAAAGGGGCTATTTGCCTCGACATCAGTTACATGGGCCTGATGCACAT